ACACTTTTAACGAGGTCAGCAGCGCCACCTCCAAATAATTTATCTAACATTTATTTCTTTTTTGCAAATTTTTCTAACCCACTTATACCGAAGCAACCAATTACTACAAATACAAATGAATCATATATAAATTCGTTAATTATTAAATCTTTTCCAAAATAACCTGTTATAACATCTACTAGCATAATTACACACATTACTGCAAATGCTAAAAAACCTATAATAGATTTTTCGTTATAATCGTTATTATCTTTAAATATTTTTTTCATAGTTATACAGCTGGTTCTGTTCCGTTGTTTGCATCGTCTTCCCATGGAAAACCACCATCACCTGCTTCTTTTGCAACACCGTCAACAATTATCATATCTTTACCATCAATAGTCATCCTAGGATATGTAACGCCGTTAAATTTTACAAAATCATCTCCGTACGCTAACTTACCTGTTTTCATATCAGTAGCGTGTCTCATCTCGTGATTTACTACTTGTCTTTCTTCTTCACTGCCAGGTTGTATTTCATCACTAATATATATACTACCATCCATGTTAGCTTCACCTAAAACTCCTTCTTCTAATGGTCTTCTAATAACGGGCGTACCAGGCACTGAAGCATCACCACCAGCTTCTTGACCAAATCTCATTTTTGATCTTATAGTTCCGCCGTACATAGCCGGACGTTTACCTTTGCCTAATTTAAATCCCATTTAACTAAATATTCGTTTTACATTTTTAAATAAATTTTTATAAGCTCTTTTTTGATCTTTATAAATACCTTCTATATCTCCTCTTTTTGCACGTTTATATAACTTTTTATATTTTTTTACTTGTCCTTCTAAAAGTTGCTTGGCTTCTCTTTTTACTTTTCTTTTAGTCGTTATGTCAAAAACGCCATCAGTGTTAGATTTTAAAACTGAAGGTTTTCTAGTTACACCCATTAATTTTGCTGGCGAAGGCTTATTACCTGATCTTAATTTAAACGTACCAAATTCTTTTTCTGTAATTTTTTTAGGAGTTCCCGGTGCTTCTTTCGCTGGAGCATTTGATTTTGCTTTGAGCTCATCATATCTTTTATCAGCAGCATCTATTTGTCTTTGAAGCCTACCTGCTTGTTTATATCTTTCTATTGCTTCTTTACGAGGTATTTTATCAATGTCTTTAGTTAAAGATCTAATTTCAGCTTCTTTTCTATTTCGTATACGAAAAAATGCTTCATCAGTCATTTTTGGTTTTTTTATTTTAACTATTTTTCCGTCAGGACCTAGAGTTCTAGTCTTTCTTAGTTTATTTTCTTTGTTTAATGCACTTCTTTTTTTCATCTTGTTTTGTCTTTTATCATATCATCTATAGCTTTATTATAAACTTTATTTGTATATGATTTATTATTAAAAAAAATACTTCTTTCTGAAGTAGGTAAATCTTCTTTACCTAAAAGTATTCTATATATTCTACTTATTATTTGAGAACATTTAAACGAAGTTTTATATATAGAGTATTTAATAGTTGTTCTATTGCGTTGTCTCCA